ACATTTATCTGTAAAGCATACAGAATAGGACTCTAAATATCTATAATAATCTGCTGGGAGATCCGCAGTGTAATAGTCTTCGTTTACCTTAGTGACTGGGAGTGGAAAATTTTTTATTTCCAGCTCCCTTATGTCATCTCTTCTTTTTTGGTTTATCTCTAATTGCTCACAAATGTTTTCAATATAAATTATGTAAGCTTCAAAAAGGTATTCGTCTATCTGAGGTATAAGAAAGTTAGCGTTTCTTAACCCATCTACCTTGTTTGCATGTTGTTTAAATTTATAATGGGCTTCTTTTATTGAAAACATTATTTCATTTTAGCTTTTAAAGCCTCTTCTAGGCTTAAATATAGTGATGAATTTTCTGGTTTTTGTAAGAAATCAATAATATTCATAGTATCTGTTTGAAGTTGCTCTCCATTGAAGAATACTTTTATATTTTCTTTTCTTAACACTGCGTATTGGTACATTTTCTCAACATTGATAGTAACTTCCAATTTTGCTTTATTTTTAGAATCTGACAACTCAATAAATAAATCTTGAATAGCTGCCAAAGTTTCTTTATTACTATTTTCGGTAATTTTAGAATACAACAAGTCTTCTATAATTACTTCCTTCTCATCTCCTGTCAATTTAATACCTAGTGCGGTACACATGTCTCTTTTTTGAGATAGGGTGAGTTTATTGTATCTTTCGTGTAATTTACTTGTTTTTTCACGCTTAGATTCTCTCACAGTAGCGTCTGCTATTTCATCTTCAATGATCCACTCTGCAGCAGGATGTTTAGAAAGAGAAGTCTCTCCTATTACTGTCATTGAATCTGCCGACATAATTGCATAAATCAATTCTTCTGTCGGTTTATTTAGGTCAAGAACTTGAATATCTCTTCCTAATTTAGCCCTGCATTTACTATGAGTAAAGAAAGGGTCTTTTCTATTAGAAGGATCTGCTGAAGTTATTTTTTGGTTAGTATACTCGTCATTTAATGCAAGTTTTTTTACTAATTCATTTATTTGTTCATCAGTATACCTACTATTGGTAGGGCCTAGATGGTATCTGTAAGCATTCTCGTCAAATTGTGGTCTAAATGTGTTAGCATTAGCCAAAAACGCATAGCTTTCAGAAGCTTGTCTATAAGCAGGGTCAATATTTACTTGCCAATGCTTATTCTTTTTAATGTTTGGGTAAATTTTTACCTTCTTGTTTGTTAGTGTACTCATTGTTTTGTTGTTTGTGTGATTAATAAAAATAGTAGCAACGACTCAGACTCGAACTGGTTAAACTGGCTTATGAGACCAGAGAGATCCATACCTCCCTCCTGCTATCCTCTATCCAATGATAGAAAAAAGGGTATGATTAGAGGGCTCATACCCTAAGGCCTATAAAGGTTTTATTTTCCTCTTAATACTGCTGGAATCAACTCACCGCATTTTGTAACATCTTTTACCATGATACCTGCGTATTCCATTCTATGTACTGTCCAGAAGTCACCTGCGTGAGACATCAATGAACCTTGGTTGTTACCGTAAGGATTTGACAATCCACCTTCGAAACCATAAGCTACATCTCTCTTAGATTTCAAGTAAGAAATGTTTTTACCAAAACCATCTCCCAATCCGTAGTTAACGAATGTAAATCTTGAAGACTCTGCTGGATAACCATTCTCATCTAGGATAGTGTTGAATGTTACGTCATCATAAGCTTTCATGTGCATAACTGTCAATGAACCACCAAATTTCAATTTGTATTGAGTATATGGAGTTTCAGTGTAAGACAATCCTGTTGGTCCACCTGGTACCAATGAAGCACCATCAGTTTTAATGAAATAATCTTTCATATCTTTGAAGAAACCTTGAGTTATTTGGTTGATAGCCTCATCAAACAATCTCAATCCAATCTCTCCAGTCCACATTACAACATTTCTTTGATCGTAAGCAACTCTTCCGAAGAATATATCTTGTAAGAAGTCTTTGATAAGACCAATAGAGAAAGTGTTATAGAATTCTCTGTATCCATCTTCCAAAATCTCTTGAAGACCTGGTCCTTGGTTTACAAAGTATCCTGTAGACTCGTCAATAACTGTAGAAGTACTTCTTTGATACATCAAGTGAAGTTCTTTTTCCATTTCAAATTCTTTGTTGAATTTAACCTCAGCAACTGAAGTAATATACATGTTACCTGTATTTTTCTTGCTCAATGCGTTAGCAATTCTTGTTTGGAAAGCTTGTTGGCTCTCACCTGCTTTTCTTCCTGCCAAGATCAACAAATCTGCCTCAGACAAGTTACCGTTCAATCTTCTTTGAGCAGCATCTCCTGTCATTTGGTATTGCTTTCTAAATCTTGTCAATCCAGAACGGAATTTAATTTTACCGATAGCATCAACACTCATTGAACCACCTTTTACAGATGCCTCAGAATAAGTAGAGTGCATTTTCATTACTCTTGTTCCTGGTGTAAACAAACTGTTGTCAACAAACAAGTTTGGACTATCAGTCATCAATTTTACTGTGTACACTGTGAAAGAACCTTCTTTAACTGGAGCTTTGCTTACACGCATGTTGAATTTTTTGCTGTCAGTGAATACCAATGTATCACCTTCTACAAATGTTCCAATGTCAAGTTTAATTCTAAACTCTCTTTGAGCAAGACCTTTTGTCAAGTTTCCTGGTTCAACGTCTTCAACGATAAGAGCTGGTCTGTATCCTGAAACCATGAATTCCCATTCTACTTTGTCACCTTCAATAGTGATAGTGTCAGAACCTTGTGCAAGTTCCAATAATGGTGCAGTACCGTCAAACAATGTTTTCATTGACGCTAATTGACCCATACCGCCTAATGCATCTACGTCTGTTTTAATCAAACCAGCAGCATATAGATTGTTTAAGTTGGTATAGTTCATACCCCAGTTACGATCACCTGTGATCGTAGGAGCTTTTATAATACCGAATTTACTTTGTGATAATTTCATGTTAATTTAATTTTATTTTTGAATATTTAATTTATGAATTCTAATTTAATTGTGTTGGGTTTTGTTTTTCCAGAAGCTCTTCTTAAACTTTCCGCCAACTTGCTTTTTTCTTTACTAGCTACTTCAATTTTATCTGACTTATCTGACAATCCTTCAAATATTTTGTAAGCTAATGCTACCATTTTTTCAGGATCAGAAAGATACTCATTTAATTTTTGTTTAAATCCTGTAGCTCTTCCTACAACCTCTCCCTTATCGTTTCTTATCTCTTGTGGAGAAAAGATAAAATCTTCAAAATTACTTTTTTGGTTTTTAGCAATAACTACATTATCACTCTTACCACTTTGAATAGTTTGTCTGATTTTATTTACACTCTTAATATACTCTTCTCTTTGGATACGAGCATATTCTTGCTGAGATTTGATAAGATCATCTTCTTGTTTCTCTCTAAAAACTTTTAAATCAGCTTGAATCTTACTAGCTTGATTAAATAGCTTTCCTTTTTCTTTATACCCATCCAATAACGATTCTGCCTCTTCTTCTTCAAGATTCTTAACCGAAGTTAAATATGTCTTTACTAGAGCTGTAGCATTATCCTCATCTTCAATGTCTACATCCACCCAATTTGTTTCTGCGTGTAAATTGATATAATCATCAATATTTCCGCCATGCTTTAAAAAGTTAAGAACACCATCCACTCTAGGATCATCTATTTTATATGAGCTTTTTACTAAATTTAGAGCTCTTTCATCTAAAGTAGCTTCATAAGCTTCAAACAAGGCATCTTCTGATCCATCCCAATCTTCTGGGAGATTTAAAAGGTTTTTCTCTTGTAATTCTGAAGCAAATATTTTTAAAGGATCTACTTCTGAATTTTCTTCGTCATCTTCGTCTGAAGACTCCTCATCTTCTTCTTTGGAAGAAGCAGCTTCTTTCTTCTTGTTTAAGATTGCTTGCTTCTCTTCTTCATTAAGATCAAGATCATCAATATTGTCTTCATCTATTAAATCAGGATTAACTAGGGAAGAGTCATGGTCTTCATCATCATCCTCTTTATTTGTTTCCTCTGTTTCGTTTATAGATTCTATTTTATCTGACAAATTGTTATCATCTAAAAGATCGTCATTGAATTCTATAATGTCAAAATCTAAATTGCTCTCTTGCATATTTGTTTGTTTTATGTGTGTGTAAAATAATTGTTTTGTACTGCAAAATTGAAAAAAAATTATTTTTTTATAAATTATTTTTTTCTTATAATAAAAAAATTAATTGGTGAGCTCAGTGTTTATAAGGGATTAATCTTTTTTACCTTTTTGTTTCATCATCTGAATTTCTGTTTCAATTTTTTTATTCTGAAGTTGTATCTGTGCTATTTTAGCATCATTAAGCTCTACGCTTGACTCATTTTCGTTTTTTTCCATTTGTAATTGAATCAAATCGTTTGTTCCATCTTGGTCAATATCGTTAGCTCTTTGTAATCTCTGAGCATTCAATTCAGCAGACTTTAATGTTACAGCGTTTCTATCATCAGCTATTTGTTTTTGAGTCTTCAATTCCTCTTGTTTAGCCTGAATCTGCATTTGTTGCATTTGCATTTGTTGCTCTTGTTGAGATTTTTGCATTTGCTCTTCTTTAGCTTCTTTTTGCTCTTGAATTCTAGCAATGATGTTTTTAACCTCTGTAGCATTCTCTGTAGTGAGAATTTCTGTAGCCACTCTTAAATCTCCTCCACTATTTTGGATAATAGGTTGAATTAAGTTTTTCAATTGACTAATAATCTCTGTATCTCTTAATGTATTAGTAATAAATACTTTATAGTTATAATTTGCAAAATCTGCCACCTCTGTATTCAATGTAGCTATACTTAAATCTGAAAGAATATAAGAAGCCTTCAATGGATTTTCCTTATAGATTACTTTACAAATTTCAATATAGTTCTCAACGGTTCTTTCTTTTACATAATTATGCATGTAGAACCATTTCTCAGTTTGATTAGAGGATTGTATAATACTTTGTTGGTTATTACCTATAGACTCATACGGAGATTGCTGTCCTAGTCTACCAGGGTTATAACTCATAG